TGCAGGTGCTCTGTCGCCGCCACAAGTTGAGCCGCAACGCCGTCCTCGGCACGCTTGCGCTGCAGTTCGCCGACCGGCTGACCTTCGATGTGCCGCAGCCGTTTCCGAACAAGGCACAGGCGGTGCTGTCGATCCGCGTGCCGCGGGCCGCCGCGGCGCAGTTGAACGCCGCCCGGAAGCGGACGAAGCACAGCTACTCCGACCTCGGCGAGGCCCTCGTCCAGTGGTTCGGGGACCTCGCGACGTACCCCGCTCCGACCGCGAAGCACAAGACCCCCTGACCCGAGGCCGCGGGAGGCCCCCGGAGGCCTTCCCTCCCGGCCCGGGACCTCCTACCTCCCCCGCCATTCCGACGTTCCCCGAGGCCTCCCGAGGCCCGGAAAAGGCCCTTCTGGACCCTGCCGAATCTGTCAGTGGCGGCAGGAGGCCGGGACCTCCCTCCCCTCCCCTCCCTGACCCGGTTCCCGCGAGGCCCGGCAGCGGGCCGCGGAGGCCTGTTACTGCGGCCTCGGCGGCGGCCCGACGGGGAGCGGCGTGTCGAACGCCGCGAAGGGGTCGTCGTCGCCAGGCGGTGCGACGACCCGCGTGCGCGCCGAGGGCGTCATCCCGAGTTCCGGCCACAGGCGCGTGCACGCCGCCAGCGCCTTCGTCGCGATGGGCAGATACGGGTTCTGCATCGGGTAGCCCGACGGCGAGAGGATGACCATGCCGCTCGCGGCGATCTTCGCCATCGCCTCGAGGTAGCGGCTCCACTCCAGACAGAGCGCCATCAGGGCCGCCTGGTCGGCCTCGGTGATCGCCCGCGCTTTGCGCAGCATCTCCGAGACCCGCCGCCACTCCGCGATCGCCAGCGGGAAGGCGCGGAGGGCCGCGGGCACGTCGAGGTCCACCAGCTGCGGGACCTCGGGCTCGTGCGCATTGCGGCGGTGGTGCCCGGGGTTGCCTTCGAGCTGGCGCCGGGCGGAGGGGTGTGGCTTGCGTCCGCGTCTCATGCGGTCAGCAGGTCGGGGTCGTCGGCCGCCTCCTCGCCGGTGTCGAGGGCCGCGAGCTTGCGGGCGAGCAGCGCGGCGATCACCGGGTCGATGCGCCCGCGGCTCTTCTTCTTCACCGGGTAGATGTTGTCCTTGTTGTCGCGCTGGACGACCACGTTGGAGACCGCCCACGTCATCAACGGATTGTCGCCCGCATCGACGAGCTCGTCGAGCACGTCGGCCTCAAACTCTTTCGACGGCGCGCTCATCTGCTGCAGGGTCTGCGGGACCTCGATGACCATCAGCCCGTCGTCGGCCAGGACCTTCATCAGGTTGCCCGCGTTCCACGGGTCGACGCCGACGCTCTGCACGTCGAACTGCGCGGCCGCGGCGCTGACGAGCGCCCGCACTTCATCCTGATCGATGCGGTTGCCGGGGTTCGTGCGCAGGTAGCCCGCCTGCTTCCAGAGCAGGTATGGCGCGCGATCGCGGCGGGCCCGCTCGGCGAGCGTGTCCTCGGGCGTGAGGCACCAGATCAGCAGTCGCCAGCGGCGGCGGATCTCGGTCGGCGGGAACGCCGCGGCGACCGCGGTCAAGTCGATCTTGGAACTCATGTCGATGCCGAGCCAGCACGGCTCGCCGAGGAGCTCCTCCGCGAGCCATCGCGACTGCCCGCGGCGCCAGCCTTCGAGCGACAGCCAGGGCGCCAGGGCGTTGACCCACAGGTTGAGGCGCTTCTGTTTGTAGGCGGCCTCGGCGGTCGGCATGTGCTGCGCCTTCGCGGCGAGCGCCTGCAGATCGGACGGCAGGACCGAGACGCCGTAGTTGGGATTGGCCTTGCGCTGCGTCGCCTCGGTGAAGGGGTCGTCCTCGACGTCGGCGTGCGCGATGAAGACGAAGAGCGTCTCGTCGACGAGGACCTGGTCGAGGATCTGACAGGCGTAGTGGTGCTGATCGCCGCAGGGCGTGACCGGGTCCGAGCCCGCGGTCGTGATCCAGAAGATGATCGGCTGCCGCCGGGCGCCGGTCGCGGTCTCCATCACGTCGATGAGGCCGCGGTTCTTCATCGCGTGCGCCTCGTCGATGATCACGACCTGCGGGTTCAGGCCATCGGTCGAGTCGCGATCCGCGCCGAGCGGTTCGAGCTTCGACGCCGTGCGCTCCATGTGCAGGTTGCCGGCGAGCACGCCGATGCGCGAGCGCAGCCCGGGTGAGCGTTTGTCGCCGCTCCGCTGCACCAGCCGCTTGCAGTCGTTGAAGACGATCTTCGCCTGGTCGCGCTTCGTCGCGATGCAGTAACCCTCGGCCCCGGGTTCGCCGTCGAGGAACACGCCGTAGAGCGCGACGAGCGCGGCCTCGAGCGATTTGCCGTTCTTGCGCGGGACCTCATTGTAGGCGGCGCGGAAGCGCCGGAGGCCGGTCTCGCGATGGACCCACGCGAAGAGCGACCCGAGACGGAACTGCTGGTGCGGCTGCAGCACGATCGTCTGCCCGGCCCATTGCCCTTTGTAGTGCCGCAGCTTCTCGACGAACTCGAAGAAGCGCACGGCACGCCGGTCGTCGAAGACGTAGGGAAAGTCGTCGGTCCATTCGCGGGCGCGGTCCCGCTGATGCCGCTCGCAGGCGCGGCGATGGTAGGTGCCGGCCGGCAACGCGCCGGCGACGACCGCCTGGGCGTAGGCGTCGATGGCGTTCACAGGGCGCTCAGTCGGGCCCGAGGCCGCGAACGAAGGCGCGGATCAGCGGCGGGTCGACGACGTTGGCCTTGACGCGGTTGCAGCCGCGACAGAGCGATTGGTGATTGTGCGGGTCCAGCTTCGCCCCGCCGGCGCGAAGCGGCATGATGTGGTCGACCAGCTGCGCCCGCTGCCGCTCGCCGCGCTGGACGCACCGGCTGTGGTCGGCGTGCAGCGCCCCGTCCTGCCGCTGGCCGCACCACGGGAACCGGACGAGCCAGTCGCGGGCGTAGTCGCTCCAGCGGCGGTCGTAGCCGCGGGCGACCGCCGACCCGCGGGCCTCGTCGTCCGTGCGCCGGCAGCGCGAGCAGGACCCGCCCCCGCGCACGAGCCGCCGTCCGCAGCGAGGACAGGGACGCGGAGGGGCACTCGGCACGTCAGCCGCCGCCCGCCTTCTCCGTGAGCCGCGGCATCTGGCCGGTGGCGTAGACCTGCTCGACGATCGGCCCGATGTACTGCGCCACGGTCTGTTGATTCGGCAGCACCGTGTGCGCGAGGAACTCGTCCTCGAAGGTCGCGATGTTGGACTCGACCGCTTCGAGCTTCGCTTTGATGACCAGCAACAGGGCGCGCCAGCGCGTGCGCTCCGCCTGCTCGACGACCTTCGCAACGCCGGCGGCGGTCCGCTGGTAGAAGCTGTTCTTGATGCGCTTGTATTGCGGGTCGGCCGGGTCCGGCAGCGCGATCTCGAACTTCACGATGCGGTTGTGCGCCTGGAACTGCACCGTGGCGCGGTGCGCTTCGTGATCGACGCCGGCGAGGAACTTCGCGCACTTGTGCCGCGAGAGCAGCCGCTCGATCTCGGCGCGGCTCTTCTCGACGCTGACGGTCGTGTCTTCCGCGTAGGCCATTGGCTAGTCCTTTGTCGCGAGCTCGCGTTCCGCGACGTACTGCAGCGCCCGCTCGCGGGCCTCGGGGCCGAGCGGCCCGGCGAGCGTGCCGTCGTTGACGAGCACGAGCAGCGACCCCACGACCAGCACGAACGACCGGGTGGCCGGGTCGGCGAGCGCCGTCTTGAGCGCCAACGCTTCCCCGCCGTTCATCGCCTCAATCGTCACGGTGTGTTTCATCGTCGTCCTTCACGTCGTCGTCCTGCACGTCGTCCATGAGGTCGTGCGCCCCCTGCAGAATCAGCAGCAGCGCCGCGAGCACGGCGAGGGCGCCGAGGGCCAGGACCATCAGGCGCGTCGGCCGTGGATGATGTAGGCGACCATCGCCTCCAGCCCGCCGCCGGGCAGGTCCATGCTCTCGCCCTGGTTGAAGCTGCGGCCCTCGAACCCCGGTACCGCGAGCCGCGTCAACGGATCGTAGACCGTGACCTCGCGCAGCGGATAGCTCGCCGTCATCTTCGCGTGGCCGCGCACGCCGCACGGCATCTGAATCACGCGGCCATCGGGCGCGAGCGCCGCGTACGCCTTGTTGACGCCGTCCCCGTGGTCGCCTTCCCAATGGTCGTGCGGTTGGAACGGCGCGACGGGATTCGGCGGCACCCATTGCGTGTTCGCCGTCGTCCAGTTGGGCAAGCCCGCCGGCAACAGGACGTCGAGCCCGCGCAGGGCCGCGACGATGGCGTCGATGTTCGCGATCTCCCAGAAGTTCGGCGGCCGCGGCACGCCCGAGGACGACGGTTTGCCGTCCCCGTAGACGCCCGTGCCCGTGTGCAGGATGAAGATCGGCGCGCCGCACATCGCGGCGATCGCCCGCTTCATCGCGATCTGGAGGGGCTGCGTCATCTCGGCTCCGCTCGAGCCCGGGCCCGGGCCTTCCCAGTCCGCCGCGACGAAGGCGCGGTCGTTGTGAAAGTCCCACGCTTGCCGGACGTTCCGCCAGCCGTAATCGCCATCGGCCCGCTCCGTGTGTCGATTGAAGATCGCGACGCCCGCGTACTGCGCGGCCGCCGTGACCTCCGCGACCGCGGCTTCCTCGTTGGCCGGGGCCGACAGCGAGAGGAGGGTCGGGATGCGGGGGTGGATCTCCTGCGCCATCGCGACGAGCTCGTCGAGCGGATCGCCGCCGTTCCAGTACTCGTTCTCCATCTCGCAGCAGAGCACCTTGTGCGTGCGGCCGTCCGCGATCACGCCGGCGACCTCGCGGGCGAGCCACAGGGGATCGACGGTGGTCCCTTTCCCGCGCAGCGTGATCCCTGACCGCACGCCGCAGTTGTAGGCGAAGTCGATGTGGCGCCGGAGAACCTCGTGCCAGTCGCTCCACTCCGGTTGCGTCGGGTCGATGCGCCGGGTGCCTTCCCACGCGACCTCGGTCAGCGGGCGCGTGAAGTCGAAGCCCTTCGCCGCGGCCCACGTGACGTTGGCCGTGTAGTGCTCCCATTCGTACTTGACGCCCTGCAGCGACCACATGAACGTCAGGCCGAGCGGGTAGAACTCGCCCGTGTCGTCGGCGACGGCGCGCCCGACGGCCCGCACGACGCCCGCCCGCTGGCCGCCACTCGGCGGCAGCGGCAGGGTTCCCGGGGCGCGAGCGCCCAGCAGATGAAAGAAGGCGTCCACGGCTACACGTCCACGGCCATCAGGACGAACACCTGCGGCCCCTGGTCGCCGCCGTCGCGTTCCGCGATGAGGCAGTTCGCGCCCTTCTTGAACGACTCCCAGACGCCGCCCGGCGTGTCGCGTTCCTCGACGCTGCCGGTCGGCGTGACGCAGAGCCATTTGCCGTTCGGCTTCTGCACGGACAGCGTGCCGTTGCCGTTGTCGTGTTCGGTCCCGGGTAAGAAGCCCGGTTGGACGGGCCCGTAAGCAGCAATCATCTCGGCCTCCTGTGGCGGCGTCGGTTCGGGTGGTTGGACGATAATCGGCGGTTCGACGGGCTCGATGGGTGGTTCGATCGGCGGCTCGATTGGCGGCTGCGGTTTCGGGGGCGCGTCGGGCCCGAGCTCGCGAGTCGGCTGGGTCCAGTCGTGGTCGTAGGGGCGCACCTGGCCGGGCTGCTCGCCTTCGCCGCTCGAGAGCGACAAGCGCAGCACGCCGTCGTCGAGCACGCGCCCCGCGTGCCAGCAATCGATCCCGAGCGGCACGATGATCCAGCCGGTGAGGTCGTCGATCGGATGCAGCACGATGCCGCGCACGTCCGACCAGTACGAGATCCACCAGTGGCCCGCGAGCTCGTAGGCGCGGGGGCCCCACGCGCCGCCGACCTGCACGGGGTTCGGCAGCCCGCGGACGCGGATGATGTTGCGCTCCTGCCAGATGGCGCGGCCGCCGCCGAGCAGCTGCAGGTCGGCCGCGTGCCCCGACGTGAGGTACCACTCGTCGCCGGTGACCTCGCGGGCGATGGACGGCCCGTCGCCGTGATAGTCGGGTTTGTACGCAATCGTGCGCTCGGGGCCGACGCCGAGGAGTCCCGCCGCTTTCAGGTGGAATCCGGTCGAGGCGTAGAGCCCGGTGCCGGCGAGCCAGCCCGCCCACACGCCGCCGTCGGCGTAGAGCGTGTTCGCGCCCTTGCCGTAGTTCGGATCGTTCGGGTCGAGGATCGCCCGCCGCATCAGTCCGGTCTGCGCGTCGAAGAGCGAGAGGACCCATGCGTTCTCGCCGTCGGCGAAGAACGCGGTGTGCTCATCGAACCAGCCGCCTGCGGTCCCGCGAGAGAAAGGGACGTTGTCGATCGACGCCTGGCCGCCGCCGACGCCGTGGAGAATCGAGCCGTAGCGATTGATCGACGCCATCTAGTCCTCCGCGACCGCGGCCGCCCGCTCGGCGGCGAACTCCGCGCCGCCCGCCGCGGGCTCCTCGTCGCCCGCCTTCTTGACCTTGACCTTCACGTCGTCCTCACCGGGCACGATGAAGATCTCGACGCCGTCGTGCTTGTAGTGGGTCTTGTCGTATTTCTTCATCAGCTTCATCGCGTGTTGCTTGAGCGCGTGTTCGCGTTGGGTGAGGTCCATGCGCTGATCGCGGATCTCGACGTACTCCTCCGCGATGTCCTCCAGCGGCTTGATCGTCCGGTCCTCCATCCCGGGCAAAGGGGACGACCGTGGCCGTCGTGGTGTCGGGACGGGTTTCTTCTTCGCCATGCGATCCCTCCAGTGCGGTGTTGATGACCGTCGCGATCAGCTCGACGAGCTCCGCCTCGAGCTGGTCGAGGACCTCGCGCTTCGTGCGGGGCGTCACGGGCGGACCTCGTCGAAGAGCGACGCGGTCGCCAGGACGTCGGTCGCTTCCGCCGGCGCGGCGTCTTCGAGCGTGATGCGCACCCGCGGCACCGCGTTCCACGCCGCGTAACACTTGCGCGCGTGCAGATCAACGACTTGCTTGTCGTCGAGATAGAGCACGCCGGTGAGCGCGTCGCCGATGCAGCGCACCAGTTTGTCGAGGTCGGGCAGCGTGAGGTGATGGCGGATCTTCTGCGGCAGCGAGACCGGCCGCGGCAGGTAGAACGTCACCGTGAGCACCGTCGGGCCGAGGAAGGGCCCGCCGCCGGCGACGGTCTGCGCTTGCTCGGCGACCAGCTGCTGCCAGCCCTTCGAGCGCGGGTTATCGCTCGTGACGATCGCCCGCGGCGCCTTGCCCTGCCGGTGCGCCTGGTCGGCCCACGACTTCGGGACGAACGCTTGCGCGCTGCCTTTCGGCTGCGCGACCCCCAGCACGTCGAACGTCAGTCGGCGCGTCACGCCGCACCTCGCGAGCGAGCTCGCGGGTCGATGTGAACCCCGCCGCGGCAGACGAGCGCCGCCACGTCGGTCCAACGGGCGCTGCAGGATTGGGAGGCCTCGGCCTGGACAGGACAGGCGCAGGTCGCCGCCGTCCCTCCCGCTGCAGCGCCCGTTCCACCGCTCGCAGGGCGCTGGTGATCTCGTGGGGCTTCGGATAGTCGAAGGACTGCGCGACGAGTCGGCGCTTG